GGGGGATGAACATGAGTAGTAAATGGAAAGCCGATGAGGTCGCAGTTAGGTGGTTCAGTATTCCTGACCTTCGGGCGGCCATAGTCGAGGAGACTCAGAAGAACATCATCGAAGGCCATCCGGCGGTATATGACCAGAAAACCGCCATAGGACCATCGGATGACCCGTGGTTCTTTGAGATTATCGAGCGCGGCGCGTTCGATGGGTGTGACTTCGACGATGTGTTGTTCACGGTTAATCACGAGCATGGCCGGATTCCCCTTGCTCGGAGCCGTAGGAACAATGCCAATTCAACGTTGCAGATCAACCTCGACGAGAAGGGTGTGTTTATACGCGCCGTCCTGGACGTTGAACGCAATACCGAGGCGAGGAGCCTATACAGCGCGGTGGAGCGCGGCGACATGGACGGGATGTCATTCACATTTCGGGTGAGTGAGGAAAAGTGGGATGACATGGATAAGCCCACGCCTACTAGAAGGATACAGAAGTTCGCAAAGGTTCGTGAGGTATGTGCGGCCACGTACCCTGCATACCTCGCTACCGATATACATGCTCGTTGTGACCAGGCAGCATTGGAAAATGCTCGCCAGACATTGGAAAATGTCCGGTCTGCGTTGGAAAACGAAAAGAACGAGCTAGAGGCCCTGCGGCTCAGGGCTCAGATACTAGCGAAGAGGTGATAGAAATGAAGGATAAGCTGTTGAAGCTGCTCAAGAGCAAGGAGGACGAGAGGGCTTCTCTTGTCAAGAGATCCGGCGAAACCGAGGACATCAAGGAGCTCCGATCGATCAACGCGGCGCTCGATGCCATCAACAGTGAAATTGATGAGTTGCGGGGGATGGTTGCAGCTCTCGACGAGGCAGAGAAGAAGAATGAAGAGGCCCAGGGCGAGCAGAGGTCTGCGGATCCTGTTGGCGAGACTACCGTGGTGGCTACGTATGGCGTTGGCTCCGGTGAAGTCAGGGCAGCTGAGCAGAGCGACCCGTGTGGCACTCTCGAATACAGGACGGCTTTCATGGACTACGTGAAGACCGGAAAGATTGCTCCTGCTCTTAAGCCGGGCCTCGAGGCCCGCGACCACGCGATGACTACTGCCGCGGACGTGTCGGCGATAATCCCGACCACGATTCTGAACGAGATCATATCCAAGGTCCAGGTCTATGGTCAGGTGTTCAAGCGAGTCCGGAAACTCTCCATCAAGGGCGGGGTCAATGTCCCCATCCTGTCGCTGAAGCCGACTGCGACATGGATTGGCGAGTCACCGACCTCGAACAAACAGAATATCCAGGTCAACTCCAACGTCTCGTTCTCTTACTACGGCCTGGAGTGCAAGGTTTCCGCGTCTCTGTTGGCTGACACTGTTACTCTAAGCATCTTCGAGAGCACCGTGGTTGATCTAGTTGTGGAGGCGATGGTGAAGGCGATCGATCTCGGGGTCATCAAGGGCAATGGCGAGGGCAAGATGCTCGGTATTACGGTGGATCCTCGTGTACCAGCCGGGCAGGTTGTCAGCCTCAGCCCTTCGGAGTTTGATGCCTGGGATGAGTGGAAGAAGAAGGTCTTTGCCAAGATGCCACTGTCCTACAAGGGTGGTGCGGTGTTCCTGATGGCTTCTGGTACGTTCGAGGGCTACATCGACGGGATGGTCGATGCTAACGGCCAGCCCGTGGGGCGTATCAACTACGGTATCGCCAATGGTCCGCAGGAAAGGTTCGGCGGCAAGGAGGTCATCCAGGTCGAGGACGACATAATCCCTCCTTACGACGACGCGGAAGTTGGCGACGTGGTGGCTATTTACTGCAATCTCGGCAACTACGCGTTCAACTCGAATATGCAGATGACCATGTTCCGCTACTTCGACCATGACACCAACGAGTGGGTCAACAAGGCGATTATGATCGCAGATGGCAAGCTGATAGATCCACACGGGGTCATCGTTGTCAAGAAGGGCGCGTAGAGGCAAAGAGACAAAAAAAGAGACGTGTAGTGGTGGGGCGGGGAGTAACTCGCCCCACCACTGCGTGGAGGGAGGTAACCACACATGTATCCATACAATCACAAGCGCGGCCAGCGGATACAGACAAACGTCGGTGGTGTAGCGGTTGACCGCGCTTTCGTTGCACACTTCCAGGTGGCCGCAGACGATGCGACAGTGGCTGATACCAATGGGATCCACGCCGCAGTGGCGTGTACGACTCCCGCACTGGCGGCTGCTGCTGTGGTCAGGGCGGCATCGAGTGCGGATGACACACTGACGATAACCGCACCGGCTGCTCTAGGGGCTACGCCAAACGCACTCTCTGTGCTGTTGGTGACTGCTGATGACGACGCTTTGGCGGTCACTGGTGATGACGACGAGGCCACTATCACCATCGCTCTTGCTAATGAGACAGCAGACAATAACACCGCCGCCAAGATCCAAGAGGCCATCCGCTTGCTTGACGAGGTGTCGGGGGTGGATGTTACAGATTTCACCTGCGCAGCGGCGGGCAGTTGGGATGTTGCCGCTGTTGAGACAGGCGAAACGGAGGCTGTCGCGTTTGAGGGTGGCCAGACTGCTGCGCCGGATGTGATCACGGAAGGTATTACACAGCCCTCGGTGCCGCGCAATATCACCGCGACTGCTGGGGGCACGGCTGAAGACATCGCTGCGATCCAGGTCACCGTCGAGGGCACCAACTACGCAGACGAGCCGATCAGCGAGACGCTGGGCGCATTTACCGAGGATACGGCGGGCACCGTGGCCGGCAACAAGGCGTTTAAGACCGTGACGAAAATCACGATTCCAGCACACGCCAACGAGGGCGCAACCACGGAAATCGGTTTTGGTGAGAAGCTGGGCTTGCCGTTCAAGCTCGCGCACAACACCGTGCTTGCGGCATACAAGGACAATACGCTAGAAACCACGGATCCGGGTGTGACGACCAGCGCGACGCATGTGGAGAACAACACGGTAGACCTGAGCAACGCCTTAAACAGCAAGGTGGTAGACGTGTATTTGATCGTGTAGGAGGCGGTCGCAGTGATTCTCACGGCGCAAGAGGTGGCGGACCTGCTTGACTACACATCTGTTGACGAAGTGCCTCCAAAGGTTATGTCGGTTCTCGTGCCGGCCATCGGGCAGTTTCTGTTTGATTCGACTGGCAAGGACTGGGTGACGTTGACTGATGTGTACACACAGATCGATCCGACGGCGAAGATGGCAGCGGGTGTGCTGCTCGTGCGCTGGTTCGAGAATCCTGCGCAGATTGGCATGGGCAATACCGCAGTCATGCGGGATTCCGGGTTCTCTAGCCTCATTGGTCAGCTCGCGGCGAGGGCAGCATTGGAGCGACAGGCAGGTGATGCGTAATGCTCGCAGGCAGGCTCCGCCACAAAGTGACAATTCAACGTAAAGTCAGTACAAAAAACGAGTGGAACGAGCCGGTTGTTGAGTGGAAAGATGTCACAACTGTCTGGGCGAGCGTTGAGCCGATCCGCGGGCGGGAGTTCTGGGCCAGCCGACAGGTGCAGTCAGAGGTGACGCACCGGGTACGTATTCGGTGCTTGCCGGGGCTGGATCCAACTATGCGGATCGTGTTCAAGGATCGGGAGTTCAACATCGAAGCCATTCGTAACATCGAAGAGCGCAATGCCGAGATGGAGATCTTGGTGACCGAGAAGGTGGAGACGCCATGATCGACCTTAAGTTCTCCTTCGACGGCGACAAGAAACTAATCGAAAACCTCAAGAAGATCAGCCGTACTGCTTCTGGCAGAGCGTTGAGGCAGGCAGCGAAGCAAGGTGCAGAGATCATCGTCCAGGAGGCCAAGCGCAGAGCGCCGGTGGACACTGGCACGCTGCGGAAGTCCATTCGCTCCAAGTTCGGCAAGCGCAGCTCCGATAGTGTAACCGTTGAGATCGGGCCGAGCAGCAAGGCATATTACGGCTACTTTGTCGAGTTTGGCACTTCCAGGATGGCAGCACAACCGTTTCTCCGGCCAGCTATCGACGAGCATAAACAGCGGGCCGCTGAGGAGACGAAGCAAGCCATGGTTGAGGCGGTACTCGGGGAGGTGAGACGCGCT